CAGACGACAAAAACTACTTTGGCTAGGACTTATTTATGGCTGACAACTTTTTAAACTCAGACGAAGAATCCGATTCACCTTTACCTATGTCCAATGCGGCAGAGATTATGCCCGGACTTGCAGGGTATGTAAAAAGTAGATTTGAAGATTCTGAAAACGGTAGACGTTCACACGAACAGAGATGGCTACAAGCTTACAAAAACTTTAGGGGCATCTACGATTCAAGTACACAATATCGTGACTCTGAGAGATCAAAAGTATTTGTCAGAATAACCAAAACCAAAGTTCTTGCAGCGTATGGGCAGATTGTTGACATATTATTTGCTAACAAGAAGTTTCCTATCGTTGTAGAAGACACACCTGTTCCAGAAGGTGTGGCTAAATTTGCACATTTGGAAACTCCTATTGATCAGGTAGCACCACCTCCTCCACCTCAAGATATGTACGGTTATGAGGGAGATGATAGAGAGTTACCTCCGGGAGCAACACAAGCAACACCATCTATGGATTTCTTAGGTGGCATGGCTAATAAATTTCCAAATGCACCACTTGTCGAAGGTCCTTCAAAAGCAGGAGAACCACAGATAAGTCCGTCAGGTGAAGCTGCACGTAAAATGGAACAGATGATACACGATCAACTTCTTGACACTAATGCAGTCAATGTGTTTAGACATGCTATATTTGAAGCATCTCTACTCGGTACAGGAATAGTTAAAGGTCCTTTCAACTTTAACAAGAAAGTACACAAGTGGCAAAGAGATGAAGAAGGCAACAGAGAGTATATGCCCTATGAAAAGGCAGTACCAAGAATTGAGTCTGTGTCTGTGTGGGATTTTCACCCAGATCCATCTGCTACAAGTATAGAAGATTGTGAGTATGTCATACAAAGACATCGTATGAATAGACAACAACTTCGTGCTTTATCTCAGCGACCTCATTTTGACATGGAAGCCGTAGAAGAGTGTCTTACAAAAGGCCCTAACTACGAAGATAAATACTATGAAGATACTATTCGTGAAGATGAAACTGAGCCATACTATCAAGAGAATAGATTTGAAGTTCTTGAATATTGGGGTGTAATAGATGCTAAATTTGCTGATGAAGCAGGCTTAGAACTACCGCAAGGTATATCAGAGTTAGACCAAATACCTGTAAACATATGGGTTTGTGGCACAATGATACTTAGATGCGTCCTTAATCCATTTACACCATCAAGAATACCTTATCAAGTATTTCCGTATGAAGTCAATCCGTATCAGATGTGGGGAGTTGGTGTAGCAGAAAACATGGAAGATGCTCAGATGCTTATGAACGGTCACGTTCGTATGGCTATTGATAACTTGGCACTCGCAGGTAATCTTGTATTTGACGTAGACGAAGCAAGCTTAGTTCCCGGACAGAACATGGACATATTCCCCGGAAAGATATTCAGACGACAATCTGGAGTCAGTGGAACTGCAATCAACGGTCTTAAGTTCCCAAACACTGCAGGCGAAAACATACAGATGTATCAGATATCTCGCCAACTTGCAGACGAAGAAACAGGCATACCATCGATTATGCACGGACAAACAGGCGTAACAGGAACAGGTCGTACTGCTTCAGGTTTATCTATGTTGATGGGTTCTGCAGGATTGTCAATGAAAACAGTCATAAAGAATATTGACGACTATTTATTAAAACCAATGGGTGAAGCATACTTTCAATGGAACATGCAGTTTAATGACAGTGCAGAAGACATAGAAGGTGATCTTGAGATTAAACCTCGTGGGGTAGCTGCAGTGATGCAAAAAGAGGTGCGAAGTCAGAGACTGACTGCCTTGTTGCAAACTGTGATGAACCCAACATTAGCACCGTTTGTTAAGATACCAAATTTAATGAGAGAGTTGGCTATATCACAGGATATCGACCCAGATAGTCTAGTCAACGACGTAAACGAAGCACAGATTTACGCAGAGATATTGAAAGGAATGCAACAGAATGCTCAACAAGGAACAGGCGGCGAAGGTAGCCCCGCTGGTCAACAATCACCAGATATGGGAGGGGCTGGAGGAGTACCTCCTCAACCTCAAGGATCTAACGGTCAAGGGGTTGGCGATGGCACAATCGGAGTCGGAGCTACGCCAGCTGCAGGGGAAGCTGGTTTTACTGGAAACGCTCCTCAGTTTGAAGAGTAACGTAGAGAAAGTTAAAAGCAATAATGGCATTTAGCACTGGAAATTCACAATTTGATTTTTTACTGAGTCGAGCTAGGAATAGAAAACGTTCTAGACAAGCTTTGGAAGAAAACAATATTAATGTCCAAACATCCCAAGAAAAGAGGGAAGAATCAGACAGCGAGACTACATCTGTTGGCAGTCAAGTAGCAGACATTAGTGGTTTAGGGGCATCAGGAGTATCAGTTACAGGTCCGTCTCAATCTATAGCTGATGCACAGGAGATGATGGACATTGCAGGAGTTGGCAGAGGGCAAACAGTCGGACAGGTAGCCTTTGATACTGAGATGGACAGAGCCAAAGCTGATTTTGCACAGTCTAATCCAGTTGGTGCGGCCATTGCAGGACTTTCTACTGATGCAGTAGCACAAGGAGTAATGCAGACAGCACCTATAGGTCTGGCTATGGCAGGACAAATGGGAGCAGCAAAAACTGCAGCAAATATAGCGGGTGTACTTAGTGGCCCTGTATTCGGAGCAATCTCAGGAGTAATTGGCCCTACTGCACAAGATCCCTACGGACAAAACGTTGCAATGGGAAGTGGATTGCTTGGGCAAGTATCCAACTCTCTGATGTCAACACATTATAGTGTAGCAGAACAAGTTGCAAAAGGTACTCCGGGATATGCACAGGGACTTTATGGGGGATATACAGTTAGTGTTACTCCGGGGATATTTGGTGGCTTGACTTACAGTGGTGTAAATGTTCCTGATATCCATACTCTTTCTCCTACTGAGTTTATGGCTGACATTGAAGAACAAAAAGCTTATGCCCAAGAGGTAGAACCTTTTGGTGGAATAGGGTCAACAAGTATAGGTGGACAAGGTATAAGTGTTGATACTTTTAGTAGTCCAACTGAAGCAGCTATGAACAATACAGGCTATTCATCTTACGGCCCTACAGGTGTCGCAACTGGTGCAGCACCCCCCGGTTCACAATATAGTTCAACAGGTGTATTTAGTACAGGCGATAATGATAACAGTTCTGACGATAACAGTAGCTCTAGTTCAGGAAATGCAGGGGATCCCGGAGGAGGTGTAGATGGTCCGGGGGGAGAAGACAGTAGTGACTCAGATATGGGCGGAGAAGATGTCGCATACGGCGGAAGAATAGGCATGCAAATGGGCGGTGATCCTGCACAACAGCAAGCACCATCAACTGAAATGGGATTCATCGGAGGACCACCAGATCAATTTACTGAACAACAAACCATAGCCGACGACATACCCAAAGAAGTACCTGAAGGAACATTTGTAATTAATGCTCCCGCAGTAGAGTTTGCAGGCAAAGAAGATATAAAACAAATGTTAGTTGAAGCATACGAAATAATTGCTCAAGCAGATACAGATGCAGGGACAGACAGAACTGCTCAAGCTGCAAAAATACCTAGCAAAGAGCAAGTTGATATAATGATCTCACGTGGCGAAGTTGTTGTACCACCAGAGATAGCTAAAGTCATAGGTTACGACAGATTAGAAAAGATAAATAATCGTGGTAAAAAAGAAGTAGCACGTAGACAAGAAGAATCAGAACAACAAGAAAAACCACAAGCTAGACAGGTAGCAGAAGGTGGTTTCATAGACACAGACGACAAAATAGCTTCCGCTGATTATTCAGAAGGTGGAATTGATGCTCTCCGAGCTACCTTGTTACGTGCGACAGGTCATTTAGAAAATGTAGAACAAGGACTAGGAGAAGGATTTAAGTATGGTAAAAAAAGTAAAGAAGGAGACACTTTACGTCACATACTTACAAGCGGATATATAAGCGAAGATGGCTTTTTAAATAACTTTATGTCAGATCTTTTCGACAGTAGAGAAAAAAGTGAAAATATGTCGGAAGAAAACAAAATTGATTTGAACAATAATAAATTCGGAAGGCTTTTACGACAAAAATATCCAGACAGAGTAGAGTTTACAAAACAGGCTAGAAATGTAGTGGATAAACTAATTAAAGGTGAGACAGTTGAAATAGATGGAGTTTCACCTATGATGAGCGTAAGAGCAGAGTAGAATTCGTCAGCTACCCACAATTAGTGGCCCTGACAAACCGAAGCAGCTACCCGCAGCCATGTGGCACTGCATATAATGAGGTAAAAAACAATGGCAAAACAAGTAAGAGGTGCGAGAGCATTTAAACCCAATGACTCCTTTGGAGTTATCAATAATCCAAATCTTTACAAAAACAAATACCGAGAGGAAGTTGATAAGGAAGATGAGGATGAAGTAGTAGAAGCAAAACAAGAAGATGTTGGCACTCAAGAAGAAGCTACCCAACAAGAAGGTTTTGTTGAAACTAAACAGGAAGAGACTCCTGAACACGACTATAAAAAACGTTATGATGACTTAAAAAAACATTATGACAATAAGCTTCAAGAATGGAAAAGTGAGAAAGAAGCGTTGAAAACAACTGCACAACAGATGGATTTAGACCCTTCAATCAAACTTCCTAAAAGCCCAGACGAACTAGAGGAGTTCAAAAGCAAGTATCCAGACGTGTATGCCGTAGTGCAAACCGTAGCGGCAATGCAAGCCCAAGAACAATCTGAAAGTTTAAAGAAGGAACTTGAAACTATAAAAGGTCGTGAGAAGGAAATGGAAGTTCAAAGTGCATATAAAGTTTTACTTGCCGCACATCCTGATTTTAATGATATTAGGAATGACGAGAAGTTTCTCTTGTGGCTCGATGAACAGCCAAAATCTATTTCTGAGGGTATAACTAAAAACAATACTGATAGCAAATGGGCAATCAGAGTTCTTGACCTTTACAAAGCCGATACTGGCTTAAAAACGAAATCTACTAAATCTAATGCGTCTGCTGCCGAAGCAGTCAGGACACCAAGTTCTAGAGAAGTTCCGACTGACAAGAATGCAAACAAAAAGATTTGGAAGGTATCAGACATCGCCAAACTTAAGCCGTGGGAATTCGAGAAACTTGAAAAAGAAATCGACCTAGCACGACAAGAAGGGCGAATAACTCAATAACTAACCTCAAATAGAGGAAGGATAGAAAAATGGCTTTTAATTCAGCTTCAGGGTACAATAATTTACCGTCAGGTAATTTTGCTCCCGAAATCTTTAGCCAAAAAGTTCTTAAGTTCTTCCGTAGAGCTTCGGTTGCAGAAGATATTACGAATACCGACTATACTGGCGAAATTGAAAACTTTGGTGATACTGTTAACATAATGAAAGAACCAACACTGACTGTGTCTTCATATTCAAGAGGTTCTGTAGTTAACCCACAAGACTTGGCAGACGATCAAATAACATTGACTGTCGACCAAGCCAATGCTTTCGCATTCAAAATAGACGACATCGAAGAGAGACACTCTCACATTAACTTTGAAGCACTAGCAACTTCTTCAGGTGCTTATGCTCTAAAGAGAAAGTTCGATGCAAACGTTCTTCAAAGCTTATCTGACGGTGCTGGAATTGCGGCATCTGCAGTATCAGGTACAACTTTAACAACTACTGCTGCGGCAGGTACATTAGGAACAGCTGCTGCTCCTATCAACATCGAGACAGACGACAATGGTATCAACATGATGCTTGCGATGGCTAGACTTCTTGATGATGAGTCTGTACCTGAAGAGAACAGATGGTTTGTAGCACCTCCAATCTTTTATGAGAAAGCTTTCCAAGCAGGAAACAAAATTGCTGAAGTTCAGGTAACTGGCGACGGTACTTCTCCTTTAAGAAATGGTCTTGCAACAGTCGGAACTCTTGCTGGTTTTAGATGTTACAAGTCTACTGCTTTAAATAGCACAGGCGGAATTGATCAGGTAACATTAACAGATGCTTCTGGTACATTAGCTACTGACGCAACTGAGAATGTTATTTTAGCAGGTCACATTTCATCATGTGCAACAGCGTCCCACATCGCAAAGACTGAAGTGGTACGTTCAACTGAATCATTCTCCGACGTCGTTAGAGGATTGCATGTTTTTGGAAGAAAAGTTCTAAGACAAGAAGCAATCGTTCGTGGCGTTGTAGACTTTGCGTAAGGGAGACTAGATAATGGCTGACTATACTATTACAGGTGCTAGTGCTGGTGTTCCACTTGGCATTAAACCTCAGATCGTTGAAGTTGTTTTAGACTTCTCATCAACAAACTTAACTACTGCAGATTCAGTAGAAGTTTTTGAAATGAACGCCAATACACTTGTTCTTGCGGCAGGTGTCGAGGTTCTCACAGCAGCATCAACTGGTTCTCCAGTTCTTGACTTAGGTGATGATACTACTGATGACTTGTACGTTTCTGCCTTAGATGGTAGTGCTACTGGTCAAGAGATCAATAGTGCATCAAAGTTCTACACTGCAGCTGACACTATCGACTTAATTGCTAACACAGCAACTTTTGACGGTAAGGTTAGAGTGTACGCAGTTATCGCAGAGCTTGGTACTGCAGAAACTGCAGCATCTTTTGCGTAAATAACTAACTCAGGGGGGGCAGGGCAA